AATCGATTGCCATCTTTCTTGAGCAGACCTTTTTTCTCTGCGAGATCCACAAGACCCGAATAAGGATTCATTCCTGTTTCGTAAGGTATCTTGACTTGCACTCCTTCGAACGGCTTGGCATATCTGGTCTTCATGACCTTGCACCCCGCCCGGATGCCCATGACATCGGAAATCTTGTTGCCGTCTTCGTCTTCTTTGAGTTTCATTTTTTTCATGGCCACCACGATCGAGGATGCATAGATAAAGCCTTGACCACCACTAATCTTGTCATCGGGATCAAACATGTCCTGCGAAGCATAAGTGTGATTGGTACACACCAGACCTACGTTGTAACTGCCGAACATGTTTACACAGTTACGCACTAGGGCGGTGAGTGCTTTGGGTTTGCGACCTAGATCACCTTTCATTTCACCTGCATCAAATTGATTTACATCTGTCGGTGTAAGTAGCATGCCCAGGCTATCAATCACAAACAGGACTTTAGGACGTTCTCCGTCGGGTAAGGTTTTGTAATCTTGCATGAATGTGCTGATAGTCTTGGCCACATCGTCGATCATGGCCATGCTTAGTTTCAACAGTTTCTTTTCATCTGTGTCCACGCCCAAGGCCTTGAGCCAATCTTCGTCCAAAGCATTCTCTGAATCGATTAGCACAACAAAGATACCTTGCTCCTGTGCGTTTTTGATGATGTTGCCACTACAGATATAACTCTTGCCTGCTCCCGACTCACCAGCGAACACAGTGACTTTGCCCAAAGGAATACCACGATTGAAATCGCCGGATATGAGATAATTTAGAGCATAGTTTCCAGTGGAGATCCAGTCTGTAGGATCATTGAAGCCGATAGAAAGTCCATCGATTGATTTGGTTATCTCCTTGCGGAATTTTGATACATCAAATGGTTTGGCCATGATTGCTTCCTTGTTGTAATGAGTATAATTCTTTGAAAATCTGTTTACTGTCTATGTTCCTGCGTTGATCCATGATAGCAAGTCTTTCCAGCGACCCAATCAGATCCCGTTCAAAAGGTTGCTGTATATAGTGCAACAAATTATCCAAACTCTGTTCTAATAGGTATCCAGGATGATCGTTGATGCGAGATTCCAATTCATCTTGCACTGATTTTAGCACATAATCTGGCAAATGTCTGATGTTTAGGTAAAGAGGAGTCAACAGAGCACCTGCAATAAAACTGTTGGCATGGAATCCCAATGATCTAAGATAATCGATACATTGGAAAATACTGCGATAATTTAGGAGGAAATGCAACATATTAAATGAAATCTTATGTCCCAGATTCCTAATTACAGCAAGGTTATCTAAAAAATCCTGCCACGATCCACCGTAACGAATATATTCAAACTCTTCCGCCATAGACTCCACGCTCACGGTCCAATGAACGTTTTTAAATTCGCATATCAAATCAAATATTTTGGTATCAACCTTGCTGAGATTGGTATTGATACGTAGATTCACCGTGGGATTGTGTTGTTTCAAAAGTGCTAAAAGTTCTAGATTTTCTTTCATCAATAAAGGTTCGCCACCGGCAAGATACACATGCTTGAGATTGGCAGCGTGTTCAAAAATGTAATCTTTAAACTTCTGTATCTGTTGTAGATCTGGTCGAACCGGCTGGATGTTTAATTCACTGGCCCATTGGCTGCTGAATTGTGGAGAACAATAGACGCAGGCAAAGTTGCAGAGATTGCTCCATCTCACATCTATAGTTTTGAGGTCATGATTTCCTATCACATAGGTATCTGCTGGCACATGTTTGAGTTCGCGTATATAAAATATCCTATCACTAATGATGTCGAAATTCTTTTTACCGTTTTCAAGATCGTAACAGGTATAACAATCGGATCCAGGTTGATCTTGAAGCATGTGTTGTTGCGTTTGTTGATTTACAGATCCAGACAGTATTTCTTCAATGGTGTTATTGCAAATGTTACCAAGTTTTCCTGCACTACGTATGCAATTTTTTACGGTACCGTCAAAGTTATACATCAGTCCGGTCCATGGCATAGGGCAAAATACTCCATTGGTCAGCATCTGTTTGGGATTCATATCGGTCTTGGTGCTAGAGAAATTTCTGGTATAACAAGATCAGGGGCCGCTGTCTCAAACAGTCGCACAAGAGTTTCTGCCCAATGATCAACATCAGCAGCAGGCGGTACTGTTTTATCCGCACTGGTGGCCACATTTCCTGGCCTGACCAGAGTGAGATTTATTTTGAGATGCCGGTTACGGATCTGTCGTATGGATTCTTCCAAGGCGACTTTTTGTATACGATAGAGATCCATATCAAGTCCCGGTAAAGGACTCATAGGTTGTTGTGTCATTATTGTAGAAATAACCATGATATTTTTGCGTGTGCCTTGCCATCGCCGGGCCATTTCAAACAACAATTCAGTTTGTGAGAATCCGTCCTGTGCATTATTGATCCACATGTCGCAGGGTTCAATCTGTTGAGATATTTTAATAATATTACGGATATTGTCACCGTTGCGTTTGCTTAGGCCAAGGATCTCATGTCCACGAGAACTATATCTATTGGCCAGAGATCGGCCAATGCCTGCAGTGTGTCCGGTGATTGCTATCTTCATGTGATATCTCTCAGTTGTTTTTGCTTGCGTATGTATTCATCACGTGCCAGAGTGTCTGTATTATCTACGCTGAGTTGCCAGGGATTCTTGAGATAGGCATAGCTGTGATCAATGCCGTGTTCTCGAGCAAAGGATTGGATGTTGGCTAGATCTTCCGCATTCAAAACACTGACAGTGGTCCATAAATTTAATTTCACTGGCATGGATCGGTATATCATGAGATTATCAAAAAAAGTCTTCCAAGTTATAGGCCAACGCATCAACTCATGCATGGAGCCGATTCCATCACAACTTACTGTTACTGTGACTTCTATACCGCGATCAACGATATCCGTTAATTCAGTCAGCACCGTGCTGCCATTTGTGTTAAGCCTTAAAGTTCGTAGATTAGGAGGTAGATTTTTAAGTATGGCCTTGTAATTTTTACTGTAGCTGGGTTCGCCTCCGTTGATATCTAGATGCATTATCCGTTCCCGTGGCAGCGATAAAAAACCTTGGTAATTACTGATCAAAGGGAATGTACGTCCTTTGAGACTGCCTATCCTTGTGCTTAAATTTTCATCGCAGGTCAAACAGGCTGCATTGCAAAGATTATCCAACACACCACCTACCTGCAGATAGTCCCGTTGAGATGTCTGTTTATCTAATTCTATGGAATATTGCCTAACGCTGTTTGGCTCAGTCTCCTGGCACCTTGCACACTCAATGGGCCATTGATCTTGTGCCATCTGATTTTTTATCTGTTGCAGCCAGGCACTTGATTCCATCTCGGCTAGAGTTTTAAACCGAGGAGCCCCGACCATATGTCCGCAACGGCTTATAGTACCATTAAAATTGAAACGGACAAAATGGTCAAGTCTTGGGCAATACATTTTGCATGATTTGAGGCAACCCCGATATCATCAAGGTCCAGACATCTGGATGCTTGGTCCGGTAATAATCTACAATCTGTGGCCATGTGAAAGTGTGTCCAGCAAGGTCCAACAGAATCTGATCCACAAAAAACCAAAGTTCCATATCTGGATCATCATTTAATAATTTTCCTGCAAAGTCCTGAGACAGGCTATAGTTTCTTGGACGTTCCATATATGGAGTGACATATTTGAGATCTCGGAGATTTCTAATTCTAAGTTGTGTGTGGGAGGACAAATACCTTGACAAATTTATTAACCAAAAAAATTGTGGCATGAAATGGCGATTGAGAAATTTGTATCGTTTGACAAACCACAAAGCAGATGCACGATCCAATTCGGGATGATCCCTGTGAAGAAGTTCAAGATAGGTGTGTACTCCACTAACATATCTAGCACGAGCATTCCGGATGTAGATATCTATCATCGGTAGAGAGGAAATTTCGTGATTTTGATAACATGTGGCACCATTTTCTGATTCTTCTTTTTCCAAACTGGAACTGCCATTTTTCCGTATCAAGTAGATCCATTGATTGCAAGATGACAGATGCGTCACCTTGCAATCTTCTGGAAACAGTTCTACATCTAAAGGACAAAACATCAGGTCTTGGCTTGGCGTGCCCTGATCATGGCCAGGATATCCTGAGCGTTCTGTCCACCGGCAGCAGGTTTCACGACCGGTGCTGTGGCAGTGGGTGCATCGTCCTCGTCAAACGAACTTGTAGCAGGTGCTGTGGGTCGAGCCACGGCCGCTTCCGCTGCCTCTACTGGTGCTGCGGCAGCACTAGATCCACCTGCGGGTGCTGACACACCTGCGGGTCGGAAGTACTGGCTCCAGCGATCAGGATCGTAAGGTTTGCCGTCCACGGATGCTTCGAACATCTCTTTCATGACCTTG